AAGATTGACCTCTGCGAAGATACTACGGTTCCGGTGCAGGGAACGCTTCTGGACATAAAATCCCTCCCTGATTTGTGCAACAGGTTACGCTACGGGCTCATATTCGTTTACTTCGACGGCGGAAAAGTAGCCGGATACACTTACAAGATAAATTATCAGGGCGAATCATACAGACGCCTTGAAAGGGAGAGCCTACTGTGCAGTACTGTAAAAATTGCGGCAGGGAAATCAAATACATAGCCGTTAAAAATGACTATATCCTCTGCGATGCCGGGGAAACAGCCATAGTTACGGAAAACGGAATAATCAGAAGGGGGTATAAAATTCATGAGTGTGAAGAAAGAAAAGACGGAGACGGAGAAAGAAAAGTATAAAAAATACAAGGAAAAATGCGAGAATACGCTTCCTGACGGCTCGGTGATTGATTTCAACAAGTTCGACTGGGGAGAATTCAGCGACATGAGGATAAGGCAGAAAATCATGGCATTCTGGTTTACGTGTCCGAATCAGACCGGATACATGAATTATACGAAGGCAGCACTTAAGGCAGGATATCCGAGGGTAACGGCATATAAGGCGAGATTTAACATAGGGACAAATGAACAGTGGAAAAAACTGACTGAAATGCTTTCGAGCCGCTTCACGAAGGTTGCACTCGAAGAAGCATATGCGAAGGCACTGAACATGAAAATTCTCCGGGCGAATTACAACGTAAAGGATTTTTACGAGACGGTTACTGACGAAGAAACCATGGCAACCCGGATTGTTGCAAGGGACATAAATTCCATTCCTGAAGACAAGGCGATCCTGATTGACAATGTAAGCGTGAATCAGGCAGGAATTGCAACTTATGATCTCCCGAAAAGAGATAAGGAAATCAACGACATAATAAGGCTGCGGAATGAGACAGCGGACGGCGGGAAACAAGCCGGAGATTATGACGTAGAAACGACGGTCGAAACGATAAAGGATAATCTCCGGACGATTAAGACGACCGTGCGGTTAATGAACGAAAATGTAAGGAATAATGCAGAAAATTACATGGAAAATGACGAAAACCAGCCGGAATTCGACTGAAAAATCATGATTCTGTGATTTTTTCGCTGAATTTTGACATGAATTACCCATAAAACCAAAAAAACAGACCTTTTTTATAAAAAACGGAAAAAAAATAAAGGAGGCATGAAGCCATGAGACAACGTAAAATCGAAAAAGATGACTACATAAGTTATCTGGAAGCAAACAGATATGCGAGCACAAGGGAAGTTGCCGAACACTTCGGGATTAAAAAGACCCTTGTTGCATCGCACTTAAGGGAATACGGAATCAGACTGCGGGATTTCAGACCGAAGGGGTATCACGGAATTTCGTATGAGGAAATATGCAATTATTCAGTGAATCATACCAAGAATGAAATCATCGAACATTTCGGGATTCCTGCGATAATCTCCTACATTAACCGGGAGAAAATCCCTTACGTCAAGGACGCTCATCGCGGACGGAAACTCATCGGGGACGAACCCTGCATGATGTACGTGCTTTCACGGTACTATTCACTTGCTTCGATTGCAAGAATGTTCGGACGCACGCGGGAATGGATCCGGCAGGTAGTAATGAGTTTCGAGCGGGGAGAAAGGAAACTGCCTGACTTGCCGTTACGTGATCTGAGTGCAGGAGAAATTTTCGGCGAAAATGACTGAGCAGGAATATGCGGCATACACGGCGGAAGAATGGATAAAGGGGGCGGCATACTATGTCCGTCCCTGCAACGAGCGGGAAAGGCGGCTTCTTGCGGAAGGCTACAAGCAGGGAGTTTATGATACCATGATTAAAATGCGGAACGAAAAGGACGGCGGAGGAAAAATTGGATAAATTCTCGCCGGAAGAAAGGCTGAATTATCTCTATGCGTATACGAGGTTTGACAACGAACCGCTGAAACTCGACTTCTGGCAGGAAGATTTTGTTAAATCGACCAAGCAGTTCATATGCATACTCAAGTCAAGGCGGACGGGATTTTCGTTTGCAACGGCACTGAAGGGGCTGAGTTACGCACTTGATCCCGGACGGCAGAAATACGTGAAGCAGTTCGTGTCCTACAACGAATCCGATGCGCTTGAAAAAATCAGGTATGCACGCGAGTTTTACGACGGAATACCTAAATGGGCGCGGAAAAAAATCGTTACGGAAAACAAGTCGGAACTTGAATTTCTGGACGCGAACGGAAAGACGACCAGCCGTCTCATATCGATGCCGTGCAGACCTCCGCGCGGAAAGGGCGGTTCAATAAGCCTTGATGAATTCGGGATATTCCTGCCGAAAATGTCGCGAATGGTCTATACGGCTGCACTCTACGTAATTTCGCGCGGCGGAAACATCGAAGTAGGTTCAACGCCCCTCGGATGCATAGGGCAGTTCTACGAGATATGCACGGACAGGAAGACCTATCCGGGATACCAGAGGTTCAGCGTGCCATGGTGGTTCTCGAAGGCTCTGTGTACGGACGTTGCATCGGCGGTAAGGGAAGCCCCGCGCCTTGACACGGAAGAAAGGGTTGCAAGGTTTGCTAGCGATACGCTCAAGCAGATATTCGCGAATTCAATCCTTGAAGACTTCCAGCAGGAATGCGAATGCGTATTCGTGGATACTGCGGAATCATACATAACGCTTGAAGAGATCTATGCGAACACTCCGGGAATGGAGCAGGATTTTTCCGCGGAAGAAGATACGGAACTTCTGCCGTCCGGAGCATATGATGACTTCCTGAACAGAGACCTTGTTTACTCAAAGACCGTTGACGATATGTGCTTAAGGCAGTACGACCCTGACAGGGACGGAATCCTTTATCTCGGATATGACGTGGCAAAGAACCGGGACGCAGCGTCGATTTTCGTTCTGGGACTTCTTCCGGACGGACGAAAAAAAGTATACGGATACGAGGAACTCAGGGCGAAAACCTTTGACTTCCAGCAGGACTGCATACACAGGATAATGAAATCCCTTCCGGTCAAGCGAATGTGCATCGACAGTACCGGAATGGGTGCGCCGATTGCCGAAGCACTCTCGAAAAAGTACAGGGAACGTGTAGAGGGGATAGATTTCAGCATTGCGACGAAGGAAGAAATGGCAATGGGAATCAAAATCGGATTGCAGCAGAAACGATTCATACTTCCGAATGAAAAGAACCTGCAAAATCAGATTCACAGCATAAAGCGGAAACCTTCCACGGGCGGGCATTTCCGCTATGATGCAGACAGGGACGAAAACGGACACGCGGACAGTTTCTGGTCTTTTGCCCTTGCGAATCTTGCAGCAGGGACGGAAAAGAAAACGGGATTCTATGTGCAGAAAGCAGAAAGCAATAAGATGATGAATGTCCGGGAGCAGGAAGAATCCGTGAAGCCGGAGGAAGAAAAAAAAATCATCAGGAAAGGCAAGGGTCTGAACTCCCTGAACCGTAAAATGTACGAGGGGTGGTAAAAAATTTTACAAAAAGGGAAAATCGGGGTAACATATCCGGAAAGAGGAAAAACCATGAGAAAATTATTATTTGCAGTACTTTTTTTTCTGTCTGCCGTTAGCCGGATTTCCGCCGAAACAAAAGTATATTATTCGGAAGACCTGAGGTTTAAGGGCGAAATCGAATTTGCGTCCGAAGATGACGTACATCTTGTAGGATTCAAGCACATGGCGTATCTGCCTTCAGATCAGGCAGATTTTTTCGTTTTAAGCATACTCGTTAAATTTGACGATTATTCCGCGGCAAGGAATTTTTTTGAAACCGTTTCCGGTATAGCGGAAGATTCCTATACACGTTTCTGCATCATAAACAAGGCACTGAATGCTTCGGAAAAAGTTCTGAATGCGGAAAGTTCAAAGTTTATAAACGGACGTGTTTATTTCGAGACGAAGACGGTAGAATACGGAGACGGCTCGGAAGCATTATTTTCATTTCAGTAAAAAAATACTTTTCAATAAACAAAAAAAAATATAAAATAATCACGCGATATGCACCAGATGGGGCAGTCATTCCACGCGGAACGGCTGCCCTTTTTTTTTATTTTTTTTTCAGGAGAGTCTATGAAAACAGTTATTCCGGTAAAACTTGCCGAAAGTCTTCTTGGCGGAGCATGGATCCAGAAGTCAAGGAAGGGAGAAGAACGCAGCGGGCACAAATACATTTTCCGCAGACCGAAAAGCAACGGCGAAGGATTCGATTATATCTATGCAGAAGATCAGGTTAAGCGACCTTTTGAAATGCTCAGGACTTTTTTTCAGATGACGAAAGAGGTTGTAACGAACCTCTACCGGAAGAATGACATCGAGAAGGACTACAGGGCAACGGAAGAACAGTTTGCGCAGCATCTGCTTGAATACAATGCGCACAAGGATAAATGGGACAAGGCATTTTCGGACATGAACAAGAACAGGGCGACAAAGAAGCCCCGGACGATGGACGAAGACAGGAAAATCCGGGAAAATTCCGAAAAGAAAGAAAAGAAAACTGCACAGAAAAAGGAAACCGACCCGGAAAAGTTCGTTCCAAACCGTTCGCTCATGCGGAAAATCTGGGCGATGATGAACCCGGACAAGGCAAACAGGGCGGACATTGCGATCGCAAACATTGAGGCAGAAAAAAAAGAGGAAAAAAACAAAGATGCCGGAAAGCCTGAATCCAAGGAAACTGACGTAACGACAGGCGATGACGGCGGCGCGGAAGAAAAAAAATCCGCGGTAGAGAAACTTAAATTCTCCGAAGAAATGATAGCGCGCAACGGCAACAAGTATCGTGTGGCAAAGCCGACGGAAGAATTCTGGGAGGAATGGCGTAACAACAAGGATACACTGAAAGCCGCCGGATATTCGGTATTCAAGAATGAAAACGGATTCCTCGTATATGACTGGAGCAACAAGCGCAAGGCAACGAGAAGCGAAGAACTCCTTCAGGAACAGAGAATAAAGGAGTTCAACAAACAGCGTCTGCAGGACATGATTGAAGATTATCTCGCGTATGCGGAAGATCAGGGAATTAAAATCAGCGGAACCATTAAGACATGGAGTGATCTGGACGCAAGCATCGAGAAGGAAGCGAATAATTCGGACGGAATGTGGGAGTATCTGAACTCAAATCACCCGACGTTCATGGAATCCGTCATGGCGGAAGCAGAAAAGAACGGCGAGAAAACTCCTGAAGAAAAGAAGCCTGAACCTGAAGTAAAGACCGGAAAATTACATCTTCCGGAAAAAGCCGTGATAGATACCAAGTCCGACATGAACAGTAAAACCGGAAGATTCGGCTACAAGGGAATGGAAGTATTCAACATCAGGTCGGACGGCAATACGTTTGAATACGACTATTATATGGACAGGGATCATACGCTTAAAGTTACTGACAGATATATTGACGTAGAAAGCGTAAAGGATTACGGCGACACGATTTATGTATATGCTCACGACGAAAACAACTTTGAAAAAGTACAGATAAAGATTCATAAACCCGAAGGCTGGACTGCGGAAAGCGAGGCGGAAAAACATGAAAACCGCTCTCAGGCGATGATGGGAAACGACAACGCAAGGAAAGACGGAGCGGAAGCGGAAAGCGTTCCAGAGAAAAAAGAACCGCAGACTGAAAAGCAGAAAGATGCGGAAGAAAAAAAGACGGAAAAGGCGCGTAAAGATGCCGGACTTCCGGAAATCGGGAAGAATATCGGAGAGCGCGTATCGGCAATCGATGATACGATTTCCCTTAATCCTAACAGCGAAAACTACGCATACAAGGATACGGGATACATTGCCAGAAGCCAGAAAGAAAAGATTGCCGACTTCTGGGCAAGGAAGGCTGCGTCAGGCGACGGCGTGGGCGCGGAAGAAATAGACTGGAACGCCCTTGAAGAGAATCCCCGGTATGCGGAAAAAATGATAACGAAATCCAACGTCCTTGGAAAAACCGACTATGACGCATGGAAAGAAAGCGGAATGGATTCAAGGGCGGCGTTCCTTGCATCGAGGGTGCTTGCAGCGGTGGGCAAGGAACCGGTTGACAAGACGGAGCAGGGACGCAAGGCATACGTAACAGGAATCGACACGCTGAAATCACGCCTTGCGGAATGCAAGACCATTGATGACGTTCTGGAACTTACGCAGGATATTCATGATGAAAACAATCAGACGTTCTACAATCAGGTTGAACGTGATCCGAGGGTAAAGCAACTTAAAGAGGAACTGGAAAAATTAAATGAAAAAAGAGAAATTTTAGATGAAAAACTGAGCCAGTTCTACGACGAAAAAATACTGCCGAAACTAAAGCGTAAAATTCGGGTAAGTGCGGAAGAAAAAAGAACCATGCTTTCGGAAGAAGCCGACAGACTCGAACCCGGAGTAAAGCATGAAATAAGTAATGACTATTTCCAATTTTTTGGCGGAAACGGAATAGGCAGTCCTTTCATGACAAAGGAACGTAAGGAATGTCGTGAAAAAATTATTGAAACAAAAAAGAAAGTAAGGGAAGAACTGAAAAGCAGAAGTTCCGGCGGAGTGTGGAATCAGCTCGGAGATAAATTATATAACATCAGCAGGTCAAAAGCATTCCTTGCTCATTATAATTCACTCGATGTTTATGATCAGAGAACATTTACGTTCCCTGACGGAGCTGTTCTTGATAATAGTGCTTATTTATACCGGGACAAAAAATACGACAGGTACGAATCATGGGAATGGACTGAACAGGAACCTGACAGAAAGAAGAAGGGCGAATCGAGCGAAATCATCGGCGGACTGAAGAAACGGCGGTTTGAACTGCTTGTCCCGAAGACAATCGAACGGAAAGGCGGACGGAACGTTTCCGCGAAGACCACGCAGGAACTCAAGGAGATGTTCAACTTCCGGGACATTCAGGTGGGAACATACGTACAGACAGACCCGGCAAGCGCGAAATGGCACATTGACAACATCGCGGCGGGATTCGCGGATCTGTGCGACATAACCGGCATTCCGGACAGCCTTATTTCACTGAACGGACGGCTCTCGATTGCAGTCGGAGCAAGGGGACACAAAGGTGCACTTGCACATTATGAATCGCTTTACCGCGTAATCAACATGACGAAGATGAAAGGCGGCGGCTCTCTGGGACACGAATGGTTCCATGCGTTTGACAACCTGATTGCAGAAGCGATGAACGGCGGAAACTACGACATTTTCCTTACTGAAAACAAGGCACCCGGAAGCGATGAAAAAAATGCGCGCATAAAATCGGCATTTGAGGGACTTGTGCGGGCAATGAAGGAGGGAACGACCCCTGAAAGGGAAACCGTAGAGTTTACTGAAGATGACTACGACAACGGAAAGCGTCTTTTTACCCTGTCTGCAACTTCAACAAAGGCAGGATACGGCGACCTTGCGAAATGCAGGACGCTCGACGAGGCTGTAGATTATTTCTACAGCGTCACCCAGAAACGAATTGACTGGGCAAACAGAATGCTTGCAACCAAAATGGGAAACCGTTATGCCATGAAGGACGCGAGACAAATCATCAGGAAAAAAAATGCTTATATCAGGGCGATTGCGGCATACTTCTCCGGAAGCGACAGCAACAGGAGCGGAACTGCTTCAGTTAAGACCGGCAAAACGGTAAGCAAATTTTATGCAGATGCACTGAATCTTGAAAACGGAAAAACCCAATACTGGAGCACGACAAAAGAAATGGCAGCGCGTGCATTCTCGGCATACCTCGGAGACAGGCTGGAAGAGCAGGGACGGAAAAATGATTACCTTGCCGGAAACACTTCCAATGAAGGATACTCCGACAAGAGGACGCCTTATCCGTACGGCGATGAACGGAAAAAAATCAATGCCGCGTTTGACGAACTGTTCAGGGCGGTAAAGGAAACAAAGGCGATAAGCAAGGCAATTTTTGCGGTTGACGCAGGAAGAGGAAAAATGAATTTATTTATGAAAAAATCAGTATATCGTGAAGTGTGCAAGTCACTCGGAATGAACGATCCGAAATTCGGATATTTCAAGGAAAAAGTGCTTGAACATCTGGAAAAACTCGAAAAAAAGGAAAGGAAGGAACTCAGGAAGTCCCTGACTGCCTTTGAAGCAACTAGCCTTGAAAAATCCGGCTATCCGGTGGGAACAATCCGCGAATGGAAAGGCAGGAAATTCATCAAGGTTGCTCCGGGAAAATGGCGACCGAAATATGACGGTGCTTCACGCGGAGCGAAAATGGCGATTGCCGCGCTGAAGAAAAAGGTTGATGAGTGCAGGGATTCGGAAGAACTCATGAAACTCGTGCTTGAAAACCGCTCAAGATTCTCCGACGACAACGGACGACCGCTTCCGTTCGTAAAGGAACTGTCTGATTACGTTTCCGGCAGGAACGACATCATCGAGCAGCGGGCAAAAAAAGACGAAACCATTAAAAATCGTCTTAAAAAACTTAAGGCAAGCGTTTTACCCGACGATTCAAACCTCCTGAAAGCCGCCGAAGCGTACGCAAACGACAAGCAGATTGCAACATATCAAAAAAAAATTGATATAAACAATTTTACGTTGCCTGATGATCCGACCAGACCCGGTATGTGCGGCATTTACCATGACAACGGAAACCTTGTCGCGACAGACTCAAATTATTTGCTCATGGAAAAAGAGGACTATCCGGAAGAACTGGAAGGAAAGCTCATGGTGGGCGAAAAGCAGAAAAAATTCCTCGACAAGCTTTATAAGTACAATAAAGAAAACTATCCTAATTCTGAATATACGCCATATTACAACGAAAAAGGCGAGATTGACCAACCTTTCCCGAATTATAAACGTATTATTCCCGACACAAGCGGAAGCGGTTATGCGGATCTTACGGAGCAGTTCAATTCCGACCTTACAAAAATCGAAAAATGCGCTTTCCTTTCAAAGAAGATGAAAGACAAAAAGGCAGATGAAACCGGTGCAGTTAAAATCGGAAGCTGTATCTTCACCGGAGAACGAATTTCCAATATTCTTGCAATAGCAAAGAAGCATGGCGGACTTAAAGGAGTTTATTTTCCTAAAAATCCGGGAAGACCGGCTGTCTTTGAGGGCGAAGGATTCAAGGCGATAATAATGCCTGGGAGAAACCCGGAAACTTATATCGACAGTTCCTCCGGCGATTTTGTGGGTAAACAGGACAGTATTACAAAGGACTTTTTAGCCGGAGATAAGGAATCACCAGAGGAAAAATACAGAAGAAGCCTTGACAAAATCTTTACTTCAAATCCGAAGATGGAAAAAGTAACCGTCGGTGAAGTCATAGATACAATCGACCCGGAAAAATACAAGGAATATTATGAATACGGGGACAAAGTATGGCGCAGGGACAAGGATTATTACGACATGGATTCAGAAATCGATCAGCGTTTGCTCAGAAAAAATATTGCGCAAATCTTCTTCAAGATTCATAACAAGAATATAGATGACGAAGATCTGCGAGTGAAATCTATTGATCTTGTAGTCAGTCCACTTGCGAATTATATGTGGCAGAGAGAAACGGGACTTATTCCGTACGACACGAACAGTGAAGATCAGGAATTAGATGCAAGAAAAAGCGTGAAGAAATGGTACGGCATTGCTGACGAAAAGCCAAAGACAAGGAAAAAGACAAAAAATCAGGAAGCAGAAAAAAACAAAAATGAATCAGTCAGGGAAACTGTCAGGAAGGCACTGAATGATTTTTTCTGCCGGACTGGAATTTCGGCATAAGGGGGTAAAAGATGACGCTGAAACTTCTGATTGTTGCGTTAATGACTGCCGTCCTTCTGGCGACTGTCTGTTATTTTCTCGTCAAGAATTACGTGAAGATGCGCGGACTGTATGAAGCAGAAGCAGAAAAGAACAGTAATCTTGAAGACGAAATCGGCAGAATGAAGCAGATGGAGGGCGTGAAGAATGAAGCAAGGAAAGAAACTGAAAGCAGGGTCAATGAAGTTGATTCCCTTAGCGGCGTTGATAAGTTTAACGCTATCAATGATGTCCTGTCAGACAACGGATAAGGTGGTTTACGTAGTCCCGGAGATAGAATTCCCGGACTATCCGAATCCCTCCGGAAAGACCGAGTACATGAATGAAGGGGTCTGGATGACTCTTTCTCATTACGAGGAAATCATGAAGTACAAACTGAAGGTTGACGAAGCGAAAAAAATCTACAGTGCGGCAAGGGAAATTTATTGCGGAGAGAATTCCAGAGAGGAGTAATACATGGGTCAGGGTCTCGGTAAGAATTCACCGGTTCAGTTGAGCCTTGGGCGGGAAAATTATGAAGCACTCATAGAAAGACACGGACAGTGGATACGGTGGCGGGTTGCATCGAAATGCGCCTGCGTGAATCCGTCTACCTTTCAGCCGGACATACATTGCAGACGCTGCGGCGGTCGGGGCGTGATATATTCGTTCCAGCCGCGCCAGACGATACAGACTACAGTTATGGCAGGAAGCACGGACGGAATCCTTGAAATCGATTCTTCTTACGAAAAAGATTCCCTCGTAAAAGTCTATGACAGTACCGGGAACGTATATTCCGCAGAAAAGAACGGCGTATACGTCGTACTCGGAGACGCGGAAACGGCTAAAGGCTCTTATTACAACATAATCCTCGAAAGGGATAACCTTCAGGAACTTGCGGAAACGGCGATGCACTACGACAACGGATACTATTCTCTTGACGGCATGGAAAGCACGAAGGCGAGCATTGACGGCGTATATTATTCTGCTCCGGGCGACATAATCAGCATTGAAAGGATAGTGGACGCCAACGGCGAAGAATTTGAGCCGGAAGAATTCCGCCTGAACAAGGTGCTCCTGAAGGCAAAGACGGCGGAAGTTACTGAAGAAAGTTCGGAAGAAACTGTCATTGAACCGGTCGAACCCCTTCTTGCACAGGGTGTCAGATACGTTCCGCCCTATGTATTCGCACTGTTAAGCCAGAACCTCAGCCGGGGAGACCTTGCGGCGATGACTGAAGCGCAGGGCGATGCGGTGTGTACTTTCCCTTATTCATGCGACGTTGCGGAAAATGACGTGCTTACGGTGCTTGCAGGAACGATAACGCAGAAGGACGTTCAGGCAAGGACGGGCGGTGCAACGGATCCGCTTCCGGCATTTTTCGTGTCCGAAATCGTCGGCATAACGGCGCATGACGGCAGGGAGTTCACGGAGGGCGAAGATTTTGTGCTATACGGAACGAACTCGATAAAGTGGCTTACGGACTGTCTGGGTGCCGGGGACGGATATTCGGTTACGTACAGAATCTATCCGACTTATACCGTTGTCAGGAACATTCCGCAGTTGAGGAGCAGCGAGAACCAGAGGTTTCCGAAGAAAGCGGTGGTCAAATACATGAATTCATACAGCGACCGCCGCAGGGTCAACCGGCAACTTTGATATTTACAACATGTACAAAATATTATAGATTGTAACGGGTTCACATTGGTTTTTTATTCTTTAAAAGCCGTCTGTCCGTCGGGCAGGCGGCTTTTTTATTTGCATTAAAAAAAATGTTGGGTTAGATGAAGTGGAGTGAGTTTTTTTCTTCTCTGCCTTTGATCGGTTGGGTGTCGCTTATACTGATTATCATCGTCTTGGGCGGATTCCTTTACGGCGTGTACAGAATTTTTATGGAAAAGGACATAAAAATACGGAATTTCGAGGCTTCTTCGGAAGATATAAAAAAGGAGCAGTACAAGGCAGAGGGCAAGGTTCTTCTGGTCAACCAGACGAACAATGCGCGGAACCTTATCCGGAAAATATGGATTGACATATACCGGAACGGGATAGAACTTTACGGAATAACTGACAGTACGGAACTTTTTATCCTTGAAGACATTGCGCATCTGATTGAGGGGAAAATCAACAACGAAGTGAAGAACGACCTGACGCGGAATCATATCGTTGAGAAGACGGACGAGGATCTGGACAAATACAGTTTGGCAAAGGCGCACGGATATTACTGCGCGGTACTATCGATGCTGTATCAGTACAACATACAGCTTCCAAAGTACGACCTCCCGAAAATCATGGACTTGTCACCGGCAGAAGATTACCGGAAATTATTTTCGGAAATTTATTATTCGGCGAGGAAAATTGCCGGAGGGGGAAATAAATGAATTATTCGGAACTTATGACGCAGGTAGTGATTGCCGCGATCGCAACGGTAGGACTTATCGAAGTGATAAAGAACTTCCTGAAGACGGAAAAAAAATGGATTTTTTCGCTTATTATGCTTCCTCTCAGCGTCGGAACATATTTTGCGATGGTCAAACTCCCGGTCTGGGTCATCGGGGGAATCCTTACGATCGGCGTTACGCAGGAATGCTATCAGGTAATCGTGCAGTCGATTCAGAATCTGGTTAATTCCGTAACTGATAAGGTTACCGGAGAAAAAAAGGCAGGGAAAGATGAACAATAATCCTAAACAGATTGAAGCGAAAATCATCGGAGACAAGGGGTGCTACTTCCTTTCGATAATTCATTCGGTGTCGAATTATTCTTCCGGGGTAGAAGACGGACGCGAAGTAGACATCATAATGCTCTACGAAATTGCCCTTGCGGAAAAATGGATAGGCAATGACTGCTTCGTGGAGAGACCGGATCTGATTGCCGGATACATTCTGGGAGTGCCGATGTGGGTACTTCGTGAAGCGGCGGCAAAAGGAACTGAAATCCGTCAGGTAAAGGTTGCAAAGAGGGAACTTTCGTATGAACCGGCAGAAAATGAAATCGAAATTACGCGGTATGAAAAGACTTCTACAGGTTCAACGTATGCGCATTTCGTTGAAACGCGGAACGGCGAGGTTCTTTACGACCCTTACGGCAATTCCAACACCGTAAGCAAGGGAAGCCCCGTAAGCAAGCGGATACTTACCATTTCGACAAAATGATTGCATACATAAACCGCGGATTCATTGCGGAACAGGCTGTAGCGGAAGTGTTCAGGAGATATTTCGACCGACTCAATTATGACGGAATATATGACAATTTCCATCTGACGGTTACGAACGAACACCCTTTCGCGCATCTGATAATACACCCGGATTCGGCGAACACCGCGGACATATTCCCGGCAATCACGGTAACGACACAGAGCGACGAGAAAGTTCCTGAAATGTCGAACATGTTCCAGCAGGTCGCCGAGATGGAATTCAGCATGGCGGACATTGACGGATTCATGAATTACAGACGGCAGAAATTCGTTATCGGTGCAGACGGAGAAAAGAATTTCCTTACGGATAAAAACGGAGAGCCTCTGTATGAGACGATTCCCGGATACTGCCTTGTAGTGGACGAAGGAAAAATTGCACGCCTCCGGGAATGCGCGGAAAAACACGACCTTTACGGCGTGTCCATAAGCACGAGGCGGCGGGATCATGTTTCGGCGGAAATCTGGGCGGAAAACAATCAGTTAAAGAATGAAATCTATGAACACCTCAGGCTATTTGCGGACGGATATTTCATTCCGGCACTGAACGAACTTTATGCGCCGTTCAATCCGGTAGTTCCGGGGTCAACCATAAGGGGCGAACGGAGCAACAACTATAACTTTGATTTTGACGTGCCTTTATATGGCGCAAACATAGCATTCGACATCGATTATAACGTTGAACAGATTGTGATCGATACGGATATTACGGACACAAAAAATATTACTCTGGAGGTAAAAAATCATGTCAAAGAAAACTGAAACGGCGGCGACCGCGGAAAGCACGGAAACTGAAAAAACGGAATCCGTGCAGGAAACGGTTAAAAAAACAACCGTAAAGAAAATCGGAGTAGTGCGCTATCTTCAGACGCACCCGATGGATTCCTATCTGGCGAGCCTGATGAAGAAGAATTACACAATGCAGGTAAAGACGGAATCGGAATGGGACGAAATCGCAGGAAACCTTGCGAAACAAAAATATTAAAGGAGAAAGGAAAATGGGAGTAAGTGCAGCAATTTTTGAATCTGCGGGAAAACGGACTGAACATTACGTTCCGGGAGCATACAGCCGGGGCAACAACGTATCGTCTCCGTCCGGAGTTTCTGCGGGAAACCTATGCATTCTCGGTACTTCAACCGGCGGAAAGCCTCTTGAACTGCTTGAATTCGGTTCCCTTGCGGAAGCGCAGGAATCCCTTACGGACGGAAACCTCCTGACGGCAGTCGGATATGCATTCAAGGGGTCGAAGGAATATGTGCCGCAGTCGGTAATGGCGATGCGCGTCAATCCGGGAACTCAGGGAACCCTGACGCTTAAATCAGGTGATACGCCGGTGCTCAAGATTTATTCTGCGGATTATGGTGCCCACGTCAACCAGATAAAGGTTAAAATCGACACCGGCACGCAGACGAATTCAAAGAAACTTACCGTGTCATACAAAGATGATACGACGACAGTTGACAACATTATCCGCGAATCAATGCAGGTAATGGCAACGGACGGAGAAAGTGCTTCCGTGTCGGTTGCTTCGGACAGCATTACGCTGACGGCGACAGTCGACGAAGAAGTAATCTCCGAAAAATTCCTCTTCGATGAATATCCTACGGTAAGCGACCTCGTAACGCGAATCAACGATACGGATTATTTCGTTGCAACGATGCTCGATTCTGACAGCGATGCAAAGTCGACCGACCTCGATACGGTTTCCGGAAAGAGTATCAGCGAAGCCGTGAAACTTTATTCCAACTTTGCCGCATTCGTTGAAGAACTCGAAAACATCGAACTCTTTGATTCCGTGGAAGTGCTTTCCTCATCTTCACGCTCGACGCTCGACAACATTTCGTACACGTATTTTTCGGGCGGTTCAACGACCAAATCGGCAAGTTCCACGGACTGGGCAAATGCGCTTTCCGCACTTGAGACGAAAGACATTCAGATAATTGCAACGACCGAAACGAGTTCAAACATTCACGCGCTCATTTCAACGCACTGTACGAACATGAGTTCCACGGTAAACCGGAAGGAGCGCACGTTCTGGGTAGGCGGAACGCTGAACGAATCAGATGAAACTATCCTTGCGAACGCAAAGGCACTGAATACGGAACTCGGTTCTTATGTAGGTGATTCCGCGTATGCAACGAATCCGCTGACGGGAGACACCGAAAAGGTAAACGGGGCAACCCTTGCGGTAATGCTTGCAGGAATGGAAAGTGCTGCGGCGGTCAATATGTCACTGACAAACAAGACGCTCAATGTTCTGGGATTCCTCAAGACGCGGACGATTACGAACATGAACACCCTGATTAAGGGCGGAGCAGTCGTATGCAATCCCAGCCCGGACGACCAGACGAATTTCGTGTGCATTCGTGCGCTTACGACTTACCAGAAGGAAGACCTGATCGCAAACGAAAGGTCAATGACGCGTGAAGCAATGTACATGGATCGTGATTTGCGCAGCCGCTATGCAAGCGGAATCGGAATGCCCGGAAATATGCCGGTATCCGTAATTACGCAGACGCTTCTTGAAGCGGCGAAGGAATGGGAAGCGAGCGGATACATCATTCCCGATGACAGCGGAAACAACGTCTGGGACATCAAGGTATCGAAGAAAGGCGACAAGAATTACATTCAGTACAGCCGCTACCTTACTGCTCCGGTCAACTTCGTGTTCATTACGGCTACGAACTACGTATACACAAGTTCAAGCGAAATTTAACCTAGGAGGGAAAAATTATGGAAGTTTACGAAAATAACGTAGGTTCAAACGTATTTTCCATCGGATTCCGCACTGAAGTACGGGTCGGGGATTCGGCATCATCGGCGCAGACCGTGGGATTCGTTGATTCGGCGAACTTTACGAAGAACATTCAGACTCAGGAAGCGCGGTGCATAAATTCACTGTTTGCGGCATCGATTGACCCTCAGTCAATTTCATGCAGCGGACAGCTGTCGGGATTCCTTGCGGTCAAGGACGTTTTTGAAGGCGGAATTCAGCTGAACGGCGGCGGAACTGTTTCGCTTGCATCGTTCAATCCGTCGACCGCGGATTATACGCAGGGAAAGGTGATGAGCAAATTCAAGCATCTTTACCTTTTCGACACGAACAATAACGTGGTGGTTGCGACCCTTGACGGCGTAATTGCAACGTCATTTTCCCTTGCGGTGCAGGGCGGAACGTACACGAAGGCGAATGTTTCGGTTGCAGCAATCGACATGGAAATCGGAGACGACTTCAAGGTCGAATAGTAAGTTAGAAAAAAAATCATAAAGATTTCGTATGAAAGGAGAAAAAATATGGAAATCAGGGAACTGCCGAAAACTGACACGGAAAACCTTACGGAAGGACAGAGGACGGATCTGTTCAATTCAATCGTTCTTGGAAAAGATGCCACGGAAAAAATCGAGACTTCACGGGGTGTCTTTGAAGTTAAATTTCCGCGCCTGAAAGACCTTGAAGCAATATCACGCCTGACGGCGATGCGCCTCAAGGGACTTCCGGTCGAATCATTCAGTGCAGGTGCTTACGGACTGATACAGCAGATTGCATATCTTGACATCGTAGTAGTGAGCGGACCGGCATGGTTTGAAAATGCGAAAAAGGAAGTTCAGGATTTTTCGTTTGAAGAAATTCCGAGTCAGAATTTTCTTCAGGAGGTATACGCGAAAGCGTTATCCTTTCAGTTTAAGGTGCAGGAAATGCTTGAACCGAAGCAGGACGGAAAAGAAGGTAACGGACAGAATCCCGGTACAGACGATAAGGATTCTTCTGGCGCAGGTGTCTTTGACGGCTTGTCCGGTCAAAGGTGATTATCAGGACGACGACTGGGCGGACATCGTGTATGATTTCTCGATGAATTTTTCGATTGATTCTGCACGTGCCGGATACCAGAAAATTCAGGAAAAGGAAAAGAGCCGCGTATCCAGGAATGAACTTCGTGCTGCGGGATACACGGAAGAAGATATTGCCAGAGGGAGGTTCTGAACATGGCTAACACAATCGGCGTAAACGTCGTAATGACGGCAGACAATTCCGACCTCATAACCAAGACAAGGCAGGCGAAAAATGAGATGGACTGCATCACCGGTGCAGGATCTCCTTCTCCCTATGCCGTGCCGAATATGCCTTCAGGGCAGAACGGCGATGCGCTGAAAGGTGCTGAACCGGCTGGAAACAATGCTTTCCTTGCAGACAACCTCCTTGACCTCAACAAGGAAATGCTTGCGGAACTGAAAGCACTCGTAACGCATTTTACGCGCGGGCAGGGAAGTCCGGCTTCTTCAGCGGCAAAAAAAAACGATGCCGGAAACGGCAGTGCAGGTCGGAATGACGGCGTAAACGATAAGATAAAGGCGGCAACGGTGGCGGCAGCCATCGGAATAGGAAGCGGAATAATCGCGAACGATACAGGTTATACGCGCGTCAGAATGGCGGAATGGAAGGGCGACGCATTCGGAACGCATATTGCGGAGAATAACCGGAAGGCGAATGCCATTACGTCGGCAACAAGCGCACTTCCTCTGGTCGGAGGAATCGTCGGAACGATATTCGGAGCACCCATGGCAGGTGCTGCACTCGGAGGCACGCTGAAATCGGCGGTTGACACGCTGGTCAAGGGACTCAACGAAAACAAGAATACAAAAATCGAAGAGCAGAAACTTCATTCGGACACGTACGAAAGCCGCCTGAAAATCAACGAAGAAAGCCTTTCCATGTTCGGCAGGGGCATTACGAAGAACAATGCAGTTCAGAATGCAAAACTTGCGCTGGAAATGCAGTCATATTTCAACCGTTCGGCGAACAATACCGGCATGGAACTCGACGAATTTCAGGGCATTGCGAATTCGCTTTCGAGATACGGCGTAAGCAACTACAGGTCTGCCGGAAACCTTGCACGTGCTTCCGCGCTTGCGCAGTCATATACCGGCGCAGACGCAACTGATTTTCTCGGAACTCAGGTACGCCTTGGCAGGAATGAAGAACGTGCCGTTGCAGGAATGAACTATGCTTTCGGGGCGAGCCTTTCGAGCGGTCTTGAAAAGGGACAGTTCAGTGAATTCCTCAACGGACTTCAGTCGGCGGTGGAAGACGGAATAGCAAACGGATTCGTTCAGTCTACCGAAGACGTTTCAAAGACAATGGTTATGTTCGCGAAACTTTCCGACAACAATCCGGCATGGCAGGGACAGTACGGATTCCAGAGGCTGAACCAGATGAATCAGGGGTTAAGGAGTGCAACGTCCCTTGACAGCACGTCCCGGCTAATGGCGTATCAGAGCCTCCGCGGACTTAATGACGGCAAATCAGGTGCAGAATACATTCAGGGCGAAGATGCACTGAATACCTTTGCCCTAATGGAGAAGGGGTTCAACAGCAGGTCGTTCAGGGCAATCGGCAACAGGTTCAGGGCGCAGTACGGCGATGACGTAACGGAAAACGTCCTTGCCTGGAAACAGCTTACGGGGCTCAATTACACCGGTGCGATGCAACTGTACAAGATGCAGATGTCCGGGAAGACGGTTACTGAAGAAGACATAAAATCCGTAATGGCTAATGCTGAGTACAACACCGACCAGAAAAACATGGTCAATTACCTCAACGACATAAAGTCAAACACGAGCATTCTCGGAGAGGGTGCATTCAGGGATTATCTCAAGGGGCTCGCAGGAATCGACACCAAATACGGCAAGGAAGTTCCGGCAGCAGCGTCAAAAGGCAAGTCATACACGACGAATCCGGACGTTAAACTTAATGACAACGGAAAATATGCCATGGATTACCTTCAGACAAAGGGGACGAGGGACTCGGCGAGAGACCTTACGATCATAAAGGCGGGTCTGGAACTTCTGGATCCGAAAGAGTCAAAAGTTCTTGCCCAGCGTCTGAACGAAATAAGGACATCTCCGGGAGAAAAGGAATCGATGGACGAACGGATAAAGGACATCGTTTCGCAGATTCTTGAAGCGTTTGAACGTGCACAGATTAAGGTTACGTATTAGACTAAACGGAAAAACTGCATTATAATTCAAGGCAGATTTGTTTGCTCAGGACAGTCATTTCCGTTTACGGGGTGGCTGTCTTTTTTTTGGGGGAAAATAAATGGCAGGGAAACCTGAAGAAATTGACGTAAAGAAAGAGATCAGGAAAAGGGAAGCGTATAACCAGCACCCTACTACGGACGGACTGTTCTGGCAGGACAGGGGAAAAATGTATGATGCGGCATCTTCATTCGTGGATCCCTTTTCGCTGTCTGACAATGCGTTCGGCAAACTTCGCACCGTATCACGGAGTCAGTATGGCGGCGTATCGTGCAGGGTGCTCCGGGCGATTGCCCAGAAAGCCTGGGTCATAAATACGTGCATCAATCATATCCAGAAGAAGACGCGTCCTTTCTTCAAGCCGGCAACGGACAGAAATTCGCGGGGCTTCGTGATTGAAAAAATGGACGTTGATATGTCCAGAAAAAAAAGTGCGAGGGATAAAAAGGCGGAAGAAATCCGGGATTTTCTCATGAATACCGGGAATTATGAAGATGCAGACAGGGATGATTTCGTCAAATTCTGCAACAAACTGCTCCGGGACTTGCTGACGCTTGACCAGATAGCAACGGAACTGCAATACAACAAGATGAATCAGTTATGCGCATTTTTTGCGGTGGACGCAGGAACGATTGAGCGAGTAATGCCGCTTACCGAAGCCGAAAAGGCGGACAACGTTAATCCGGAAAACTACAAGTACCTTCAGATAATCGAGGGTGCTCCGGCGGCTGCATATACTTCGGAAAGCATGCTCTTTGACTTCGAGAATCCGCGGACGGACATATATCATTCCATGTACGGATATTCGTACGTGGAACAGGCGGTTGACCTCATTACGAGCGTAATTCATGCCTTTTCGTACAACATGGGAAATTTTACGGAAAACAAGGCACCGAAAGGAATGCTTCTTGTCAACGGCGATGCGGACGAAGACGAAATCGATACGATGACGGATTACATTGCGCAGATCATGTCAGGCGGTCCGGCGAATCAGTGGCGCATTCCGGTAATTCCCAGCGGCGGAAAGGACAATACGATTGAGTGGAAGGAAATCAACGGAAAGAACCGGGAAATGGAATTTCAGGCGTGGCTTGATTACCTTACTTCCGGAGTAGTTGCTATGTTCGGCTGTTCGATGGACGAACTCGGACTGCAATCCCAGAAGTCACAGGCGATGTTTGAGAACGGCGGAAAGGACAGGATTTCCGCAAGCAAGAGCCTCATTCTCGGCGACATACTGTCATTCCTTGAATCGTACATCAACAAGATCGTGAAGAAAATCGACCCGGAATACAGGTTTGAATTCGTCGGATACGAACTCACCGACCCCAAGGCGGAAGCGGACTTCATTAAAACGAAGGTTGAAAGCGTGCAGACGCTGAACGAAGCGCGCCTTGCAATGGGACTTGATAAACTTGATGCGGAATGGGCGGACATTCCGCTCAACCCTCAGGCAGTACAGTTATATCAGGCGTCAAAGTCGCAGGACGATGCCGGAGGCGGAGACGAAAACGGCGGAGAAGAAGACTGGGGAGATTATCAGGGCAATGACGGGGAAAACGGTGAAGGAGAACCGGGCGTAGAAGATAATCCGGAGGGCGGAGACGTTCCGGAAGAAAGCGGGAAAAACCTTAAAAAATCTCTGTATGTCATATGACGGCGGGGGAAAATTATTTGTAATTGACAATAAACAGGTTAATTCATATAATCAGAATATAAATATTCTTCTGTGATTTGTCTGAAAAGGGCAGTCATTCCATTGCGGAACGGCTGCCCTTTTTTTGTTTTATTTTTTTTACGGACGGAGAAAAAAATGGTGTATTGCAGTGATGATGTTTCAGATGTTTCCCTGCAGATAGCAATCAACAAGGCTAATCCGGGGCAGACAGATGCCGACGGCAATTACATTTTTGAGGTGGAGGCGAGCAACGAAAACCTTGACCTCCAGAATCAGTACGTACAGCAGAATGCGCTTCTGGGTTCGCAGGAATACTTCCTTACCAACGGCGTAATCTCTGACGACCACCAGCACAAGACAAGGGACGAAAACGGCAACGTAGAAACACATAAGGATAAGATTATCGGAGAGCCGATCAAGGTCTGGACGGACGGACGGAAAACTTTCGTAAAGGGAAAACTTTACGGAAACAATAAATACGCGAAGGAATACATCAACCTGCTGAAGGCGAACAGTTCGAGGGTACATGCTTCCGTCGGCGGAATAATGCCGAAAATCCGCAGGAATGCGGACGGCACGGAAACGGTTACTTCATTCATGTGGAACGACCTTGCGCTTACGTGTTCGCCGGTCAACTGGACTGTAGGAAGCGCGAAATTTTCGATTAAATCAATGACGAACGTAGATTTCGTCAAGGCATTAAGCGGCGGCAGCGGAACGGATTCTGCCGTCTATAGCGGAGGAAGGGCATTGCAGGCGGAAGAAAAGGAAGAAGGAATTACGGACATTCTTGACGTGCCGGCTGTTGAAAAATCAGACGAAGACGAAATGATAATTCAGGCGGCAATCAACGAAATGGCATCAGGCGGAGCAGACAGCGAGGAAAAACTTGTTGAACTGCTTCAGATGAACGGATTTTCGGAATCGAAAGCACGGGCGGCGGCGCGTGAAATTATAGACGAAGGAGAGAAAAAAATGGCTAAAGGCTTTTTTAACTCAATTTCTACAATACTTAACAAGTCGAACGACTGTAAGAAAAGCAGTGTAGAAAAAAAGAATCCGGACGAATCATCAGACGACGGCAAAGATATCCTGCTCTTTGACGAAGAAGATGATGCGGACGAAGTGGACGAAGAAGACGAAGACGTGAAGAAAAAAGGCGTAAAGGACGAAGACGAAGAAGATGACGAAGACGAAGACGTAAAGAAGTCATATAACTTCGACCTCGGTTCTTCTGATTCTGACGGGGAATGGGTTGATGCTTCCGATGTAATCAAGTCGTTAAGGGACGAAATTGAATCGCAGAAGGACATCATCAGATCACAGGGCGAAGAACTTGAAGAACTTCGCAAATCCGTTACCGAATGTGCCAGTGCAATCGCGCAGATCGGGGCAACGCCTGAAGCACGTGCAACGGTAATGCAGAAGTCAGTCGGAGCGGCTGCCGTTCCCGGACGGATTTCTCAGGGGGATTTTGACCTTTTCAAAAGTTCGCTTGAAAAATCATTCAGGGAATCCGGAAAGACGATTGCAGACATTCAGAAGTCGCAGCGTCTGAATTCGGCGTTCCAGAGAAAAATGGCAGGCGGAACAATCAGTAAATCTGAATGGAATGAAATTTGTGAAATCGTTCACAAATACGGAAAATAACTAAAGGAGAGATTCAAATATGGCAAGCATTTTTGACGATGAATTTGCGGGAACTTCCACTGCGGACAATGAACTTGAAAAGGCTCTTTCTGCGGGGAACGGAGTAGACGCGGCACAGTACGAGGGCGGACGTGCACTGCAGCGTGAAGACCTTGAAGCAACGCTTACTAACATTCTGGACGTTTCCCAGAATGACTGTAAACTTTTCTACCGCCTGAACAAGGAAAAAATCGGTTCAACGGTACATCAGTACAATATCCGCACTGACGTAGGAGATGACGAATTCGGTTTCATCGGAGAGGGCGAACGCGCTTCAGAAAGCGGTCAGGAAATTCAGCGTAAATTCGCCGAAACGAAGTATATTTCAACGAAATATGCCGTTACCCACCAGATGGCAATGACTGATGCCGGAAACGAAGCACTCAACAGCGAGAAAGTTGCAGGCGTTACGCGGATTACGCGTCAGGTAGAACGGGCACTGTTCCACGGTGATTCTTCGGTAAATCCGAAGGCATTCGACGGACTTGTGAAGATGATCCGGGATTCTGCAACCGACACGGACGTAAAGGAAAAACTCCGCTCAACAAGAGTGGATATCCGCGGACTGGAAATCGGCGAAAAGAATGACGAAATCAGCGCAGGTGAAGAACTGTTCGATGAGATCGCAACGAAAGTATACAACAAGGGCGGCGACCTGAACAAAGTATACTATCCTCCGATCATCGCCCAGCAGTTCAAAAAACTGTACAGCGACAAACTTCGCTATCTTACCGGAGACACCCACACTTCACTCACTGCACTTCCTGACATCACGACTGCAATCGGTTCAGTACTTTCAATCAAGGGCGATGCCGGTGCAGACAAGATGTTCAAGGTAAAGGGCAGGGTTGCTGCTTCAGGCAATCAGGAACTCCGACCCCACGCTCCCACTTCATTTACGGCGGCTGCAGGAACTGATTCCGCATCGAAATTCGGTGCTTCCGATGCAGGAGATTATCTGTATGCGGTTCATGCGGTGAACTCATTCGGAATTTCTGCGGAAAAAGCGGCGGAAGCGTCGGTTACTGTTGCATCGGGTGCAAAAGTTACCCTTACGATTACTCCGGCTTCCGACGGACCGGTTACTACAGGCTATGTAATCACACGCTCAAAGGCGGACGGCACGGAACTCATGGAAATGGTTCGCATCAAGGCTGCCGCTGAAGGAGACACGGTTTATACAGACCTGAACGAAGACCTTCCGGGCACTGCGTCAATCATTCTTCTGTCAGACTACACTCAGGAACTCAAACCGGTACTGTCATTTGCCCAGCTCATGCCTATCAGTGCATTTGAACTCAAGACTGATTCGAGCCTTTCTCACCGCGGCGTAATTGCCATGTACGGAATGCCCATCATGCGTGCACCTGCGTTCAACGCAATCATCGACAACGTAGGCTATTCCGGCGGACTTTACTGATTGAAGGGGGGTTATTGATATGCCGAGAGCGACCAGAAAAGAAGTATCAGTAACCGCCTCCGATGCGGTTGAAGAAAAGGCTGAAGAAGCCGGAGGTTCAGGTGCTGGAATCCGGGAGGCGAATCCTCCTGAAGTCAGTGCTCCTGAAGAAAAAAAAGAAGAAGTTAAAAAAGTTGAACCGGCTGAACGTATTTCCGGGGAAAAGGTAAGAATCAGGTCGGAAAAACGGGCAGGGAAAAAAATCATGGCGAATACCTCAAGAATCATTGAATTTGATTCGGAGGGTATCGCGGAAGTGTCTCCGGAAGAAGCAGGATATCTTCTGTCATGTCCGGGCATAAAACAGGTTAAATAAAATCAGGTAAAAAAAATGTCATTGACCGTCGTCAGTACAGATATCGGAAACATTCTTAAAATCTCTTCAGGCGATACGAAGGTTATTATCCAGAGGGCAGATTATAAGAATCGTGTCTGGTACACATATACGGGCGGCGGATTTTCCGTTCCTGAAGGAAAGGAAGGAACAGGGGAAGATGACGCGGAAGAAGCCGCCGTAACTGCCGAAGCGGTTGATGCAGGGACGTTCGTAGATTCGTTCGGACTTTCGGACGGACTGTGGGAATACCGGATAATCGGCGCGTCAGATTACGGAGAATCCGGGGAAGACGGCGAAAAATGGGAATATTCAAGGTGGG